TCTTGCTTTGACATAGTATGCAACTCCTATGATGTCAAAGTTAGCAGGAGCGTTTAATACATCTTGTTTAACTGTAAATTGTATTTCTTTATTAGATTTAGGCTCCCCACCTGTAACAAGTGTTAGACCGTTGATTGATCCAAACTGTGAATCTTTAATTGGAGCAACAACTCCTGGATCACTAGGCCAACCTGTTTTTGCACTTACAACATAATCTCTTGGATCTTCACTTGTACCTGATGTGTTAAGGTATACTTTGTTTACTTTGCTACTCAACTCGCCATCTGAATATTTTACACGACCAATAACATAGTAAGGAGAAAGTGGTAACAACGGCCCTACACGGAATGTAAACGAATTATTAGCACCTGGTTTGGTTGTAACAACCATCTGTTGATATACTGTTTCTGTTCTAATATTACGTTTGTAGTATAAGATTAATTCTTTGTAAGCAGGATTCGTTGGCTGTGTAGCTGTGATTGTTGCGTATACTAAACTGCCTTCAGTTGTATAATCTGCTCTTGTAAACTCAACAGTCTCATCAGTATTGTAAACTATTGCTGGTGGTTCTGGCACTGGAGTCTCAGTTGGTGGAGGAGTCTCAGGCGGTAATGTTGGTGGTGGAGTCTCAGGATCATCAGGCGGAGTAACAACTGGTGGATCAGTAACAGGCGGTGGAGGTGTTGTAACAGTATTGTTTACTGTTAAACAATCGTTTGCCCTTGTACTTAAACTGCCATTTCCTGATGGGTTTGTAATTTTAATATCGTAAGGTTGATTACCATTTGTCATTGCCGCTGTTGTTGCTACAATAACTTGGTTGTCACTGCTTCTTGTAGTAGTAGTTGGTGTGTACTCTGTGCCGTCTTCACCAACAAATACTGCTGTTAATCCTGAGTAAAATCTTTGTCCTGAAGCTGTGATATTGTGTACACCAGCACTTGCTACTGTTACAGGTGATGTTGAAAAAATCTGTGGTGGATAGTGTACAATAGGAACAGGTCCTACTAGTGGAGGAAGAAGCCCAATTGGTACGTTTATTATTTCTGGGTAAAATATTTTACCACCTTTTGGTACATATGGCGGAAGTACAACATCTTCTTCACCAACTCTTGTATGTGGATATAAACTGTCATCATTTCTAACACATCCTAAATCAACGGTCATATCGTTGTTGATCTTCATTGTAATAACACGAAACGGTGCTGTGCCAAAATTCAACATTGTGCTTTGTATACGAATGTTGTCGCCAACTTCTAATTCAAGTGCTTGACTTGATGCTGTAAAACTTACACTTTCTTGGAATCTACTTTTGTTAAACAACAACCTTGCCATATCTTTGGCAACAGCGTAGTTTGTAAGTGTAGGAAATGTTGCTGTTAGTTTGTTTTCTCTACCACCGTCTTTGTCAATGTATGTTTGTCTTTCACTTAATAGTTCAGGATAGATAACTGCTTCTACTGAATATGCTTTGTCAGGATTAACATAGTTAATTTCTACAACGTTATATTTTGCACTTCTTTCAATTGCTTGGTATGTAACTGCACCTTGAATATTGTCTGAGTTAAACGTTTGCACAATAGTTGCTACACCACTTGTAATATCTGTGGCGTTACCTGCGTCTTCAACTTTTAATTTGTACTTGCCTTGACTGAATGGCAAATAACTTCTGCAACCCATAAGCAACATTTTAACATTGCCAAACAATGTTTGACCTGTGTCTACTACTGTGTTACACGTTATAACAGGTCCTGTTATACCACTTGCAACATATGTAACAACTTGGTTGTATTTGTTTTTTGCAATTAAGAAACTGTTCCAATCAATGTCTGTGTTTTTAAGACCTTTACCATAACGTGGATTACGTAGGTAGTCTAATAATATTTCTGCTGGGTTTGTTGAATAGTTTTCTGATTCACTAGCGTATGCTGTTGAGCCGCTTGAACTTGTAATTGTTGCTACCTTGCGTCCTAGTAGTGTTGTTTTGATTGCAGGTATGTTTCCACTAAATGGATTGTTATCATTTTGTTCTTGTGTTTCAATGTGTTTCCATTCATAGCGTACAAATAGAGTTGCTAGGCCATTATAAACATTTGAGGATTTCCAACTTGGTGCATCACTACAAGGGTTCCAAGTACCACCTATTGTGCTTGAACTTGGTGTTGCATAGTGTTTACCGTGTGATAAACGCATTACAATTCTACCTTTGTACTTGCCTTCGTCAACTGTAACTGTTTGTCCGTTGTTTAGTAGAGGTATGTATTTTGATGCCAATTGATTGTCGTCAATAAACAACTCAAACAATCCTTCAATTGGACCTTCTGATAATCCGTATGCTACCCAAAGATATTGGTTATTGTTTGCACCTGTTTCTGCGAATGTAATAGTTCCGCCTACACGTCTTAGGCCATAAACTACAGGTATGCTAACGGTACTACCGTTGCGTGTAACAAGTACACCTTGCTGACGATCTGCTTCACCTGCCGCATCTAAACCATCTGGCATTCCTCCAAACAGTCCCATAAAAGGCTGTGTAATAAAACTAACAACACTTGAAATAACGTTGACAACGGCTTTGACAACACCTACTACGGCTTTGACAATTCCCTTTACAACCTTCTTAATTGTTTTTACTACACCACTCATTATTTAATATCCTTGTACATCCATAATGCTTCACTAAAGCCTATGCTTTCGTATAATCTGCGACTGCGGTCAACATCAATACCAATGTCTCCTGCTGTAATTTTCTTTACATCAAATATTGCACCCCACTCTTCAACTTGTCCAATAAGCTGTTTGAATGTGCTGATGTTGCGATGTTCTTTTAATACAAATATTAGATCAATGTGTGCATATACAATGTTTTCATTCCACTGTGGAGTTGTCATTGTGCCACTTACAAATCCTACTGGTCTTGTGCCTTCGTATGCGTTAAACCAAAAGAAACTATCTTGTGCTGTTCTACCTCTGATTAAATTGATTACTGAGTTTGTATCAAACTGTTCTTCAATTTCAGGCATAAGTTCTGACGCTTCACTTGCGTAGTACTTGCAAAGATTAACTGTAACATCAATCTCTTCTGGTCTCATTTTTCTTACTATCATTCTGTGCGACCCCATAGGAATTCTTCATTACCAACAAACCCTGCTTTTTCAAATGCTGTGTCATACTGCACACCTTGGAACAACCAATTGCTCCAATCATTTGTTCTACGCCCTGCTTGTCTTTCAAAGTCTGCAAAGTGACTACTTGCTTCAACTGATATTGAACAAGTGTTTGCTGACTCTTGTATACTTACATTGTACACCTCACCATCAAACATATTAATGGCGGCAACACCACCTGCACTATCTGTGCCTATAATTTCTAATGTGTTAATGTCTAAGAAACATTTGTAAACAACAACCCTTTTTCCTTCTGGTTCTTTGCCTACAAATTTGTCAATGTACCCACTTGGTAATCCTGATAGGTTAATTGAAAACTTGCCTACCTTAACATCAAAGTCTTCGTTGATTGCACTATGGCCTAAGAATTCGCCTTGTGCTGAATAAGTGTTTGTTCCTGCGTTAGGTGCTGTATCTGAATCAAAGTCAATGTTGATACCACCACTTGCAAGATACAATGGTGCATCATTGTTTGAAGCGTCTTTTAGATGTATTTCAATAAGGTCACACGCAATGGTATGGTCTCTGTAATATTCATCCTTTAAATATTCTTCTCCTGCAAAACTTTTCATCTACCAGGTCTCTCTCATATCCACACTTATGTTTGTTAATCCGCCAATGCCTACATCAAACTTCTGCACATCATTTACAAGAATTGCTGTAAACGGTACTGCTGTAATTGTTAGGTCAGTGTCATTGGGTACGCTTGTTACTAATGATCCTGCAAAGTAAAGTGTAGCCGCTCCTGCTCCATCACTTGTGCAAGTTTGTACTGCTTGATATACTTTTGAATGGTTAGCAAATTTAAAATAATCACCTGCAAACAATACTTCTTTGGTTGCTCCACAGTTGTCTAGTGCAACACTTTTTACACCTGCGGCATATGCGGCAGTTGTTGCTGGTACTGTGCTTGGTGGATTAATTGATTTACTGTAACTTACTTCTGGTAATATAATTTCAAAACTTAATAGACTGCCAAATGTTTGTGCTAGGAAGCCTTCAATAACTCCAGCTTCTCTGTCTGTTACTGTTGGATATTTTACTTGCCAACTATAAAATGTATGTCCTTGTCCAACACGTCTTGTCTTGCCTGAAAATGTTTCAGTTGCTAATGTTGGGGTGTTAGTTGAAATACTCACAGCATTAAAACTTGTTGATGTTGGATATTGACTTGATATATCAGCCATTAGTATCTACTCCTCTGTCCGCTTTCTAACATAGCGTCTGAGATAACCTGTTGGATAACACCTCGTCTGCTAACCAATAGTTCGTCAAAACCTTGTGTGTCTACGGCTTGTATATTAAAGTTGATGTTTGTTACTCCGCCCTGGCCGTCCATTCTATCTACTCTACCACTAATGTTTGGAGTAAAGATCTCAGGACCTGTTTCGCCAACTAAGAAACTTCTACCTTCTTGCACTGGTCCACCTAGTTGTCTACCACTGTACTGTTGTGATTTAATAGCACTAACTTGTGCCATACCAGCCGCAACTGCCGCCGCAACATATAAGAATGATATTGGTGGTCCTGGAGGAAATGCAAGTGCTTTGGTTGCCGCACTATAC